TTTTTTTTTTTTTTTGCGTAAGCGGCCCAAACACTCTTCAACCAACGCGCGGGTTGGTTAACCGCTAAAGAACGGTTGAAAAGTCATATACTACTTTAGGCATACATTGAAGAAACTTGTGACCCTATGTAAAAAATCCAAAACTCAAGCAAGACGCGAACGTCTTACAGGAGGTTTGTATATAAAACCATAGGTTCATCAAGAACACAGTGTAAGACGCATAAGCATCTCGCCTAGGTATGGAAAAAGCATTCCATGCCCCCCCCCGGCCACCGAGGAGTATCCTGTCTCATTGTCTAGAGACTCTTACGTCATGAGTTTTATGTCTTCATGAAAGACTTTTATGAATTATGTTATAGTTTATTAATCTGACCCAATTGATTAGAACTATGCTGCCACAGGATTACTGTAAGAATACATAATAGGAGCTCCAACAAACATACCAAGTTGGAAATCTTCAGCCACAGATATATATCTGTCAATGCGATAATCAGCACTGGGGATGCCCTCAGGAACATCGACATGCAGATCATGTGCATGTGGTAGAAACGCTGAATAGCGATTAATCTGTCTGGCTGCTTCAAAACGCTGCCCATATGTATAATAAGGGGTTTCAAACTCTAGAGCTGGCTGAACTAGAACGGAAGTTGCATGACTTCCTCCCAAGCTCGGCTTCTCAGTTTCTTGAATTTCCTTACGACGATCGCCAACAAGACTATTATTTGTCCGATGTGTACTAGTTGTGTTAGCAGATCCAATCAAATTGTGTCGAGAAACACCCATAGTGAAAACCCTAGCAGCTGCACCCAGCTGACTGAATAAATACTTGTGCCTCAAACCACCACGTCTGCACGCAAACGCAGGGGTGAGATAGTTAAGTAAAGTCATGGTACAGAAATTATAATCAAAAGTACCTGCGTCTGAAGTTACACCACGATCCTCTCCCCCAGCTTCCCAACCACGATAGTATGGGAAATCTTGAAGGTTATAACTAACAATTCTCATATCAGCTTTAGTACCTACTGCAGCTGGCCAATAGGAGTTGAAAAACTGATACCTGCGCAATAGCTCTCTAAACGAAACAATACGCTCACCCTGATATACTAAATATTGATTATCCTCCTTAATACTCTCACCAGGAGCAAAGGAAGGGACCTCTTCAGTACAAGTAGGGGAGTTCGATTTATCCGTTGTAGTAGCCAAGGCATCAGGTGCAATTTCAGACTGCTCCTGGAAAACTGACAAATGACTAAGGTTCTTAGTTGTAGGCACTGAAAGAGCAAAATCATCGCCCCCAGCAACCCACACTTGAATCTTGACATCGGCAGCGGTAGTAGATGGTGTTGCCAACTCGTTGACAACATAAACACTAATGGAACCGTTATCCACAGTTGTACCTGCAGTGATGGGATTCACATCGTCATAAATAGAAGCGCCGGGAATTCCACCAATTCCTAGGGTCAAAGCCCATGCCCTGATATCAGCCCACTTAACCTCATATTCAAAATCTCTATTTTCTGAGATATCAATGATGGTAGAATAGGTTTGATTGAAGGGAATGGCACCAACAGGACCAGTCACGGGATTATAAACAATCCTAAGACGCCCACGATGATATTCAGAACACACTACATTGAAGCGGAACTTAATTGTACCTTGCCAAGCCTCAAATGGTGTGGCACCAAAAGCCAAAGCAGTACTGTGAATTTCTGTTACAGGTCCAGAACCGACAGTATCGCCATAGATAGGAGAAACAATCATTGAAGTGAGCATAGTATCAGTAGTTGCCGTTTCAGGCCAATCAAACTGACGCCAGTAAGACCAACGTTGACATATGGAATTAATTGCCAACTCATCCTCTCCCCCCAATCCCATTACACGCGTGTCAATAGACAACTCATTCTTGGAATCGAGGGACAACTTCACCAGTGGCTCTGGCGCATCAGAATTTGCAAGGTTACCCAAATACCTGGGTACAAATGCTTTACTATCATCCAACACTTGTGGACGAGAGTAACCAAACAACTTGGCAATATCTCCAATACGCGTAGAAACCATTGATGTAGCTTTAGCGTATGGCGAAAGCACAGGAATCATGGACAAAGCATCAGCAGCCTTTGCAATAGCAGAAGCTGGTTTGCTGATAAGTCCATCCTTTGTGAATTCATCATTTCTAGATTGATTATTAGCCTTCATAGTAGCACGCTTCTTAGATTTTCCGGCTTGCTCACGATATGGCAAAGGGAAACCCAACTCATCTAATTCAGCATCCTCAACAGCTCCTTGAGCTTGATTAGTAGTAGGAACAGCCAAAGTAAGATTCTCTGTCCAGCAAAATACGGAAACAGTTATGGGATCGGTACCACCATTTGCATGTTGCAAAATATCAAAATCGTGGATATCAATCTCTCCCATATTGTCTTCCCATCCTGGTACTGTAATATCAAGATAATTCTCAGGCCACAAAAATGGCAGAAGCATCTCTCCACCTTGTGATGTTGTAGGATCTAACAAAAGATGGGGTTTCTGAGAAGCCTGAATAAGATCTTGTGCAATAAACGCCCTATTAACCGTGACTTGATCAAAATCTGTATACGGATTATAAGACAACAATGCACGTCCATAATAAAAACTATTACCGTTTACGAGAACCTTCAAGCGCAAATTACAGCGAAGATTACGATAACGATTGATTTTATCAAGAACATCAGCATTACTGAAAAATTCCGTCCACGGATTGAAGCGCGCAACTGACAGCGCAACTCCAGGCGTCCACTGGTATTCCTTGATCTTGACGGGTCGACTAAGAAAGTCTCCGAGTTGGGCATCGGAAAATCCCGCAAGCTGAGTTGTTTCATCGGGACTTGCCGTAATATCATACGACCAAGGCGTGTCACCATCGACAAAGTGAACATTTTGTTCTGCCGATTCTCTGGGGGTTTTGGAGACTGTAAACGCGGCGCCTCCTTCCGCTTGATTTTCATTTTCATTATATTGAGTAGTAAGCAATTTATGAACTTAAGGTAGGTGCACCGCTTAGAGCACCCCCTGCATGTAATTTGTATGACTGACGAAATCTCCTGTAAAAACAGGTATTCCCACCGGGAGAATGTCTATATGAAGCAAGCCTATATTTACACTAATAACCACAAAAATACTGTACATATGGTATCCAATACTTCACAACCATTTTAAACTTATACTACGGATGGTTCCGAAGTGGAATGAGTTTTTCGTCATCCCAGGACAAAAGCAATATTTAGCAAAATTGAGTCATAGTAACACCAAGATCATATTTCTCCTTAAACATTGCAAGACGGGTTGCATAAGAAGTTTCGAGTTCATCGCACATATGGGTAATTCCAGCACGCTGGGCTACCTTCTGCATCTGAACACGTCGCTTCTCATACATCTCAGGTCCATACTGCCACCATTCCCTCAATGCTCCATCAATATTCATTGCGGACTGATCTAGAGTGGAGACAGCATTAGACTTGAGCACGGTATGTAAAGACTTGAAAATTGAAGCCTCATCCAACACACCATGAACAAGACCTGTATCCTCACTAAAAAGATTGTGTCGCTTCAAGAAATCAGCATCACTATCCTTCATGTAAGGTGTGGGTTCTGATTCTTTATCAGGCATAGTAAAAACCATTCCACGCTCTTTCAAAAACTGAGCATAGGAAACATGGTTAAACCAATCAAAGCCTGTACGAACAGAACCCTTGACATCATCACCATAAGTCATAATGGCAACATTCCGCCTAAAAGGTTCAGGATTACCCTCCTCTGTTGGGTACATATGGTAGTATGCACAACGCAGCAAAAGAGAGTTAACAATGCAATTAATGTAAACAGTAAGGTTCTGTCCCGAAGGATTAGAACCACAATGAATGATAATATCACCATTATAAGCTACACAAGAGAAAGCAATCTCCGTACAAATGCCCTTCATGATCATAATATCATCATTAGAATACTGTCCGCATTTTTCTGCAATGTTCACCAAAACCTTAAAGGCAGCAATAATCAAAGAAGCAGGCATACGTAAATCGTATTTACTGTAATCACCAGCAAGAATACGATCAACACCAAATTTGCGCATGTGAACTGCCAAATCATTCCACTCCGGGCCTTGAGCGTTAACTCCAACAGCACACTCAGATACCAAAGGGAACAACGAGAGAATGCGAGCTAAAGGCAAAAAATACATACGAACGAGCATTTGAAACGCCCAATCCGCAGCTTGAAAAACGCGAACCTTGTCCTTTCCAATCTTAGTAGGCTCATCTTTGACACAAGCCTTAAAAATTGCATAACAACGTTCACCACGTCTCAACATTTCACGCATTTTCTCAAATTCATCAATGATCTGCTGATCACATTCAGCAGGACAAGCATGGTCAGGATAATCTTCAGGATCCAAGAAATATATCCATTCTCTCTTGGGTCCTGTCAACGGAAATCCCTTGGAAGTACCACGCTTCATAGCATCAATGAATCGCACTCCATCGCGACCACACAACGTTTCCATTTGGGTAAGAGGCTTCAATTCTGATTTGACCATTTCATTAAAATCATCAGAATTTAAAACCTCAGTCAAACCGCCACAATAATCAGCAACAGCTCGATCAATAAGAGTAGGTTCAACTCCAATACCAGGATTAGCTGAATGTTCTAATGAAGCCTGCCACATTTTCCATCGATGGAACTGTGGGGGTCCATGTTTGTTGGCAACACCAGTCTCCTCTTCAACTAAATCAGAGATAGGTGTCTTCACTACTTCACTTTTCGTATGGGTAACACGATTAGGATTCTGTCCCAAATACTCCACATTACTGCCCAAAGGCAAAAAATTCAAAGGAGACTTAGGATGGACTTCCTGTGTTGTAACTACCTGACGCTCGTAACGCGAAATAGGAAAGGTGCCATTGACATGAGATGGCATAGTTCCAACCCATTCATCACACTTCTGAATAGCGAATCGTAATTCACCCAAAGTCAAGGTCAATGCCTTAGCACTGGATGTATTGGGAATTCCACGAAGATGAATTCCAACAATTGAACTCTTCGCAAAAGAAGAAACCAACAAAGCTCCGCACATACCGGTAAAAGTATGATAAGGGGCATGGTAATGATAACCTGTTCCCCCCGCTTCAGAATTACGAATCCAATTGGCACGAACAACATCATCTACTAAGTTGCCATCTGCATGACGATAAAGCAAATGAGCACTCCCAGAAACTGTAGTAGTTTCCGGAAATAGATGAGTAATATCAGCCATTGGACCACCAGATGGAATATTGACGATACACAAATCCTTGCCAGGAATTGGTGTCATCGCTGCAATACTAACATATCCCTTGAAAGTAGAATTCAACTGCATGGGATCTCCTTTAGTCACCAACACCTTCATATCTTTACGATTCTTAAAGATGTGTAATGGTAACAAATAAAGAGTTCCGCCAAGAGCAAGTACATCACAAGATTGTTGAAAATTATTCTCTACCAATTTAATATGGAAGAGATTCTTCTTAACCTTACTCAAAACTTGATCTTCAGTCATATTCATATTCTTGTCAGAAACATGAAGTTCAGCAGCAACTGGGGTAGCCCAAGGATTAATCTCCTGATCACGTTTCTTGATCTCCTCTACAGACGTAGGTGCCAAAGCACTCTGAGTCTTATGAGTAGATCGTAGAAACAACACACAAGAGTAGAGCAAACGTCCAACAATACAAACAGAGAAGAATTGAACTGCTTTGCTTTTACGCAAAGAAGCAAACAAATCTGTTGTAATGATTCGACTATTCGCTAAACGTGTGCACATATCATTACGCCATGCAGCGAGTGTGCTAAAATACATATTCAAAAACAGTACTAAGAAAGCACTGAAATAAAAGAATGTAAGAGTTTCTGTCACACCTAACATGATCATAATGATAAAAAATATCGAGGAGCAATCCCGACGCGCTTGGCGTTCCAAATCCAGAAAATCATTGTAATGATACATCATATACATTTTCTGGACAAGAGAACACCTAACAACACACTCAGGTACACAAACAACAATATTGCTCAAAAGTGCGTTCATCTGAGACATATTGGTCTGAATAAAATCAAAAGAAAATTCAGAACCAGCCTGTTTCTCATGCTCGCACTTACACAAATCCGCAGCACGATTACAACCTGAGCAGTAAGATCGAGAAGAAACCAAACTTTGTCCCTTATCAACAATCTGCCTCTGAACATCAAAGTGTCGCTCACAACGACTCGTTAGATACTCTAAAGCAGAATTGATTGAAATGGGACTGGTTTCAGTTCCCCCAAAAGCAGGTTTCAACATAAGGGCTTTGTTATTCTCATCTGGGAGATAAACATGTAAGGCCCAAACATCTGTCACCAATGACGACTTTGGAAATGACGTCATGGCACGATAAGAATCCAACCTACCATCATCTGTAGCAAACTCTGGTTTGACTGTCACACGAATGTGAACATCACCACGCCGTACAATAGAAAATGGTTTAATGGACCCTAAACGACCATGTTGAACCAATGGAGCATTACTAGTGACAACCAGTACCTTAGGTCGAACTTCAACTTTTCCTTTCTCATGAAGATCAGCCTTATTGGCATAGGTTATCATATTGTTATTGATATCAATCAAACGCTCAGTCGGAGATTTGTCCATAAAATCTGCTTTGGTATTACCCATATCATCAAGGAAAATACCTGATGTATCACCCTTCAGTGTAGAGTCGTATTTATCAGATTCCTTAATAATAGCGGTGAATTTAGGGTCAGGATCTGCTCCAGCAGCTCGCAGGCAATCTGCCATAACAACTTGTGCCACAGTAGATTTACCTACTCCTGATTCGCCCCAAATATAAACCGTAAAAGGTGCCTGACGCATTGATCCGTCAATACGTTTAGCGGCATAAGCTGCACGGTTAGTGCGCAACGCCGTCAAACGTTTTTCTAGAACCGATTGCTGCCAAGTACCCTTAGCAGATTTGTATGCACGTTCAGCCATATCAATGGCCTCATCCAAAAGGAAGCCATATTCAAGATCAGTGATAGGTCGTTTTTCACCATTATACTCAATTGGTTTGGTGGCCAAATTAAATACCATGGCATGTTCATGAAGTTCAACTAAAGCAAAATAAAGTGAATCAAACTTACGCCCCTCCTCACTTGAAAATAAGAGAGGAGAAAAAGATTTTTGTCTGAAACACTCATATCCGCCTTCAATAAACATAATGACAGTATCCAAGACAGCACCTACAAAATCAATTGCAGAAACATGTCTACGAATATTACCAACACGAAACAATTCAATACCTTTCACTGACCATGAAAGATTGGTAACACTGCAAAGTCCAATGGATGCTGCCATGGAAATAAGATTGGAAATCTTCTCGAAAACAGGAGAGCTACGAACGAGCTCCCAATTTTCCTGAATCTTAGGCAACAATCCTAGCCACGAAGAATTTGCATCGGCATCACCAGCTTGAGGCTCAAAGACATTATAACCAAAAGTCTCTTTACACCACTCCAACATTTGTGAAGATGAAATAGCGGTTTCAATAAGAGAACCCTTGATCAATGTTTTCAAAGCCAAAGCTAGTTGAGCAGCAACTTCTGTAGCTGATGAACAATTTGGAAGAAGAAAGGATAACAAACCAAGTGTTTCCAGGGTATCCAAAAGTTGAGTAGATTTATCTGAAATCTTCAAATCCACAAGCTTAGACTTAGCTTGTTCAATCAGAGATGAAGGATATAAATGCTCAACCAAGGATTGCTCCTGATAAGGTTTAATAAGTCCCTTCTTGGGTTTTGGGATATTTTTGGGTATGGGTTTCCCTTCCCGGCGCAAATCCTTAATCTTCTCCTTACGAGCAGAACGTCGTTTTTGCTGAAATTTTGAACGAGCAACCTGTTTAGAATTACATTGCTCACTCTGGGCAACAAAAGAGTAATTTTCCTCCGTAGAGGTAGTGCTGTCCTCTTTGTAAGTAGCAACACTGTTTTCACACACGAGAGAAGTTCCATTGCTTGACATATTCATAAATTTGAAAACGACAAGCACAACGGAACCAATTCGCAGAAGCCTGCAAAATGGTTAAACCATTATGCTTCGACACAGCAACTTTGGGAAAATAAATTCCTTAATCATGTACTTCATAGAGTGCTATTCACCGCAGGCGGGGTGACACTCTCCATACATCGGTTGGTAAAGGTTCGACTAAATTGCTGTCTTCAAGAATTCTCAAGAAGAACATGGGGTTCATTAAGTCCCACAACTAGTCTAGACAATACGCCGACTACTGAGTCTTGTCTAGGGTTCGGCCCTCCTCCGAAGAGGGTTCCTACGGGATCCTTTAGGATGTTTGCAAAGGTCCAAAAACAACCCCTTCCTTACTATCAGCCGGTCGGGATGAGGCTCTTCCGTAAAACGGGTATACGATATAGATACAGGTTCTTCCTCATTCTATAAAGGTTGTCGATTACAACTTTAGATCTTGCAGGACATATATCTGCTTCCTGGTGATCAGTAAAAGCATCTAATGGCATAAAAGCCGGAACAAAGTGTGGGTTCACACACTCTAAACTAAAGAACAAGTACATTAAAAGAAAAGGCTGGTTCCTTCAATTATACTATAAGTCTAGGTTCAAAAACAAGTTTAACCTTAAGAACTAAGACGCGCCAACATATCTGCATGGTTAGCAGAACGCGAATAGATATAAAACTGGGTCAGACAAACAAACAGTTTCAGTGTAATATCTGTTAAACGAGATCAACAATACTCTAAATAACAATTACGATTTAAAACTCAAGAATGACAAATAACTTTTCGGGGAAAACCCGAAAAGACATGGTTGTCATAAATGAGGTTTTCGTAATCCCTAAAAAGAGTCTTGATACAGACTCGAGTAACAAATCGTTACTACTGATAAAAGTTTACTTATCTCCACATGGACATGATGTCCAT